GCCGGCACACTCGCGTACGAGTATACCGTCGGTACATTTATAAAGAAATGTAAACCGAAGTCAACGCCAGTAGAGTTATATGTGGAAACAATAACTGGGGCTGTTGTAGTTGATGATGGATATGGGAAGTACCCTATTAGCACGAATGCATCAAGGTTAGATCCATCAGGTATATAGCCAATATTGGCATACCGTGGGTTTGTCGATTGAAATTTGTATCGACTCATGTTAGGACACACCACGTTAAGTCCAGCATTCGTTCGCTGGTCTGTCATGGCTTGCCCACATGCACCGGAATTCCGGCAAGAGGTCATCAAAGCTGCTCTTTTAGCTGATGTGGTTGTGCTATAGGCAAATGCAGTTGTAGAAGCATTAGATGCACCTGTATTATCCTTAAATACCTTAAGATGGTGCACAGGACCGTCAGCACTGGAAACATCAAATGTCCAATTTAGACTGCCTCTGTAACATAAAAAGCCGTTAATGAACCATGACAAATTAGTCATGTTAACGAAGTTATAACCATAATCGGCTGTATTTGCTTGGTTTCGTGCCAAGACAGCAGAATCATCAGTGTAACCAGGGGATCTAGGGAGCTTATAAAAATTCTTTCTAAATGAGTTTAATTTATCAGCTCCAGTGTCACTTAGAGTTATCATTTCCATCGATGAAAACTCATACCTATGTAATAATTGGCGTAATGATCGAACATTTTCACCATAATGCACAAGATATTGATGATCAGCTGTACCACCCGTTTTGGCTAACATAACATTGTCAGCAGGGGTTGAACCACTCAATTCCTCAGACTGGGGCTGGAACATTGATAAATTGCCGGCCTCATCAATAGTAGATGGATTGGCATATTCAATGTCAGTACCAGCTCTTACGTAGACCTGGACGTCAACACTCGATGAGGCAACAGGTGCTGTCAATGGATTTAGTACACGCAACGTTATGTAACCGTTATCAAAATCAGTTTCATATGCAAACGTGCTTAATGCAGTATTAACAGCCCACCCTTTTTCTGCTGAAGTTAGGGTGTTGCGCAAAATAAGAAATTGTAGCGCTTGTTGATATGGTACTTCGAACTCCACATTAGTAGTTTCACCAATATCAACAATAGCAGTATGGACAATATTAGATGAAGCCGCAACATTACCAATGTTTTGGGCAGCATAACCAGTAGGATCAAAACTAATCTTAAGTTTCCCTTTATGGTATTTCGAACTAATAATTTGGAAGCGAAAAATCATGGATCCACGCCAGTCCTTAAATGCTTTGGCAACCCAACACATAGGTGTCATATAAATGGCTGATAATGAAGTGTCCACATTGAATAAATTGGGGTTAACCCTAGAATAAAACAATGTGTCATCCACTAAGTTAGTCGTTGACCATGTCGCTGCCGTTAGATAACTCTCTCGTCCAGCCAAATAAGCTATACTCATTTCATCGACCCCTGAATTCATACCAATGATACGGGGATCAACCGACAATTCATTTTTAGGATCGAGAGTAAGCTTTTCAACTGGGAACCCTATTTCAGAAGACGCTAATTTAGGGAAGGGTTCAGGTCTATACGGCTCTGTATCGCTAATAACGGGTACGTTAGTAAAACCAAACATACTTGCAATAGCAGATATAGCATTAGCCCCTATACGAGTAGCTGTTGCAAACGGTCCAATGACTGGGATATCCTCCAAATAGGTAGCAGCAGATGCAACCCATGAAGCTGGTTTGGACACTACGCCTTCACCATACTCATCAGATTGCATTGCAAAACCTGTAGAAGCACCAGATAATTGGACATTATCAACCCAGGCATAAACTGTAATAGTAATACCCGTGCCAGTAACGCCGTTTGCACTCTGGAGTTGTGAGTAGATATAGGATCTAAACTCACCTAGGTCCGATATATTGTTTCCATTCTGGATATTTACCCAATTTTTATTTAATATGAAAGGGCATTTAAAATTCCAAGAATCGTGTTCACCCACTAGTAAGTCAACATGTGGTTGTTGGGAGAATAGCATAAGATGTTGATTGGCACCACCAATGCGTACAGTACTAGTCTTGAACTGTTGCAATGGTCGATACACCATCTTTACCATACCATAATAAAAGGGAGATGCTGTGAGCTGAAATTTAATATTTAAGTCCCCTCTAAACCACGAATAATTATCCAATTTCTTTTTAACATAGACATTATCTGCCCATTGTCTCCATGGATTAAATGTGGACAGATTAGTTCCTACAGTATCTGATTCATTCCAAGTAATAGTATTAATACGTACTGGACGTGCAAAAAATTCTGCAATATCAGTGTCTGTAGTTTGATCAACCTCTGAAAAGACATTATTACCGGCTGCATATCCCACAACAGGCGCTTCTTCTGCATTCATAAATGATACAATAGATTCCTGTTCTGCCGATTGCACAGCAAAATGTCTACGACGTCTAGGTTTGGTGACCTTCACACGAGCTGTTGAACGTTGCACACATGCTACCAAATCAGGATTATCCACCTTAACCATACTTGGTGTGGTATCCTTCTGTGATAATGGACGCTTGTGCCAGTCCCTTGAAGCTTGTGTCTTCTTTGCACGGATAGCAAGTTGCTTCTTTCGCCACTTAGCATCCGCGTCTTGTTTCTCTTGAGCTTTCACTTGAGCCGCAATAAAATCAGATCGCATGTCATCACTACGAGTAATATAGACCTTGGTCTTATCATTCGCAAAACGCCAATAATCATTAATTTTACGCAAGCCTTTGTTAATAGTAAGAGATTGTGTTTTAAAGTGTGAATAATCCATATTCACTCTCGGTGGATGTTCTTGTACATCCACACAACATTGTACACATCTACAGGTGTACTCCTCAATATTCATATTTTGAACAAAGATTAATGTGTTGGGCTTGTGAGACCGTCA